CGTGGGTCCCCCGCAGATCTTAGAGTAAGTCTGACAACCTCACCTCACTTGTTTTGAGGAGCTACCGGCAAGAGGCTCCCGGACGCTTTTTCGCAGGTCCAAAGCGCTTCCCTGTGCTAGAAGCAGGGGATGTATCCACCCATTCTTTCTTAAATCCAGGATAAGAATGATATTGCGTTGCTGGAAATTCCAAGTTTACGTCAAGTCTATCAGCAGGGTAAGCATACCTGGTGAAATAGTCTCCCCACACAAGGGGTAATTTTGCTAAAAGGACAGGATCGTCCAGTGGCTGTAACGTTGTCAAGGAGCGCAAATACGCCTCTATATGGAGTTGTTGCTCCACGGTAAAACCATAAAGTTTCTCAACGAGATACCTAGTGTTCCAACCAGGCTCCCTGCGGGGTATGTTTCCCTGCTTTATGGCGGCACGGATTATGGCACCTTTGTACCAATCCGCACCTTTTCGGTTTAAACTTTTCAGCAGCCCAACTGCGCGCACATCCCTTGTGACGCGCAAGCCGTACGCCGCGAGTTCCATGATAATTGGACAACCGGGATATTGATATGCGTAGGAAAGAGCCTTACAGCGCAAAAGAGCATGGAGCTTCCCGCTCCCTGTCCTGTTGTAGATTCGCTGTGTCCAACCAAAGTTAGCTAAAACCTTGGCAGGATCTGTGACATTAATGCGATCAATGGGATCAAACACTATGCCACAGAAGGAGGCTGTAGAGATTGTGTCATGCTCTACAGCCTTAATGACCAGCCCCAAACGGGCAAAGTCCTCTTCTCGGGGGGGGTTCCCAATCATGGTAAAGAGACCATCGTCCCCTTCAACCACTCCAATGACTTCAGTGCACCCGGCCTCAGCACAGGTGAACAACATGAACATAAGGTTTGAAAACCCATTGCCCAATGAAGTACACATCTCCCCAGACATTCTGGTGGCATTCAGCGACACCTTAAAATGCTTAAAGACACACAAATTTTTACCGCCTAACACCTCTCGAACAAGGCGCATGAAGTTTTCCCCAGCTGGCAGGAATTGTGTCATGTACGAATATAGCTCAAATTCGCAGGCGATCATCAACTTCTCGACAAACAACGACTCAAAAGCCGTGTAATCAGTTGCGAGATATTTAGCTCCTTCACGATGTAGGCGCTCCATTATGTAATCTGGGCGCTCGGCTACTGGAACATGCTTAATAAAGGCCGGGTATGCATAAACCTTCTCCTCTATCAGCTTAAAGATGGGACCAACAGCACATTTAAATTCATCAGACCGGGAGTTGATAGCCCGGGCATGCTTGTAGGTCGGATAAGACTCATCTTTCATGAAGGAACTGCATCGGAAGTAGCGATGGGATTTTTCTGGATCCCATATGCTTCCAACGCCATCCCACTGTACGCGCAGCTCTTTTCGGCGCCAGTCAGGGTAATCAGTATGTGCTAGCCAATGCTCTACCGTCACATCTGCATCAGCGTCGAGTGGAGTCAACTCGCGCCGGACCCATCGCCGAACGAACCTTTGAAATCTTCTTAAGGTGTCGTCATCGGCTTTGGGCGGTTTTATTGCAAACCTCTTCCTCACCCCAGCTATAGTGGTATCTGGATCGTGGGGGTCCGGGTGTGGGCAGGCAGCGCCTACCACATGACATCCCAAACTTACCCCAACGGTAGGCCGCATAGACAACGTGACCTTCCGCGGCACCGTAATGTGAGCATCCGCTTTTATTTCCTTAAGCGGATCTTGCTTAGACTCACCATAACGGTACCCTCCTAGAAACCACCTTTGACCTCCTTTCAAGCTAGGGTGGCAGGGAAATACCCGACTCGGTGTTCAAGGCGATCTTTCCAGATGCCGAGCGCGACCGTCACGGTACTTCCGACCACGTCATGCTTCTTCCAACTTAAATACTTATCAATGTTGGTGAAGTGACTGGATTTTGCGAATGATTGCAACCTTGCTTGGGTAGTCTTCTCGTCTATAGACTGCATGCAAGTTGGCGTTGACAATTGGGCCAGCAGCTCCATTGAGATGAGCATCTGGCCGGGCTGACAAGTGAGTTTCCCCCAAATGTCCTTGTTGATTAGTCTGCCATTAAGCCTAATGGCATACTCAACAAGCCCGTAAATTGCGTTCGCGTGCTTAAGATCCGACATCGCCATTGAGTCCGCTCTCAAATCGGGATGCGTGTAGTTCGTCAAACTCACCATGCGGTATTCATGTTTTATGCGAGGGGAGAAGAGATTCCGCATCCCGCACGACGTTATATATCTGTTGATAATCCACCAGGTGACATGACAGTACACATACTGGAAGAACAACGCCACTTGAAGGCGTGCATCATCATGATTTATCACCCATTCGAGATCAGCCAGGCAATCTTCAAGATTTACCCAGAGAATGAGCGCCCAAAAGAGCAGGGCTGGGATCAGCGCATACAAGTACAGATAGGACTTGGGCGCATCTTCTTCCCACGTAGCAACGAAGTTCTGAGCCCATTTACGGTGCTCCGCTTGCATGCTCGTTTCAAAAGCCTCGAGTTTCAACGTGTTCTCTTGCAATTCACGCCTCAAGCTGATGTTGGCTTTCTCAGCCACATCTTTGTCCGCAGAAATCTCCGCAAGGGCATCTCTAGTGCCTTTCTCTTGCGCCTGCAGATCATTGAACGCCGCTTTAAGCTTTGCGTCCGCGCCAGCCGCCCTTGGCGGTCGCGCCTGGTTTCCTTTGGGTTGCCAGACAACCTTTCCATCTCGCACCGAGCCTTTGCGTAGCAGGGGTGCGGATGACGCATTGCTCCCACCCTTCGAGCTGGGCTGGGGCGGAGAGGAGGTACCTTCCTGTGGATCTATGGAACCATAGCGTGTTTGTCCACCATGTCCTATCCCGGGGTTCTTCTCCCTCTCCTTGTCCTTGCGTTGCCATTTGGACATATACAACCGTGCGGGTAAAACCCTATGCAACGGTGTCTTCGGGGTGGAAAGTCCCGGAATTGGCCTGTTTATTAAGGAGTTAGCTCTCCCAAGTGACGTATGTGTGCTTTCGCGAC